TTCAGTATCTTTATCATTTTTTTCTATAAAGCCAATATTCTGCATTACGTTACCATTTACTGGACTTGTTGCAGAGTCAGAATCAGATACCATAACAATACCGTTTTCTGAGTCCCAAAATACATTCTCAATTTCTGTTTTTGATAGATAGCCATCAACCACGTTTTGGCCATTAATTTTTTCAATAGAAACTATATTAGCAAATTGATTTGCTGGATTATCTACAAGAGAAAGTTCTGACAATTCATAAGTTTTAATTACACGGATTGTTTTATCTATTTTTTCATCGTAAGCGTCATCCCACTCTTTAATGTTTCCACCTATTGAAAAACCAGTATAGGTTCCGTCTAAAACTTTTTCCCATGCATTCTGGGCACCTTTTGAAACGTAAGCAGAAACATAAACTCCGCTGTAAAATTTTTTAGTACTTGGATCAAAATATTTGTCTTCTTTAAAAGAAACAATTTTGCCAACAGCGCTTGGTTGGTGCATTTCACGTAGGTTGCCACGGAAATTTTTAAAAGCAGTTATACTAGATTCTGTTGTTACAATGTCATTTTGACGGTCAACGTTATCAAGGGTTGCAAAACCAGACACCATACGGCGTTCAACGTCTATCTTTCCGATGGGCATTGAAAGGCGAACATTGTCACCTTTAGTTTCCCAATGAGCCTTATTTGTTAACATAACGTTATAATTATAGCACCGCTTTAAAGAAGTTTCTCAACTATTGAGACGATCTACCTTCACCCTGTGCATTGCGTCCAGATATTGTAGTTGGTGAATCAGAATTGTTGTTTGTTCTTTCTGAATCTCTCTGACGATCCCCTGCCAAATTTGCTCTAGCATCAGTTGCTTGTCTTGGAGACATAACAAATGGTTGATCTCCATCTGCTCTTAGTGGCAAGTCTAACGCTTCACGAGCCTCATTTGGAGTCATGACCTGAGTCTTTACATATCTTTCAAGAATTTGAGATTGTGCAATTTCATCAGTCAAAGTTAATTCGTTAAACTTAAGTTCAAGAATGTCTGTCTTTTCTCTGATAATCTTGTTTACAACCTTTTCTAAATGTCTTTGTGCTGGACGAGATACCTGCTCTTTAAATGTACGGTCTTGAGAAAGTGCTGCTGCAATACCTGCAGAATCTGCACCACCTAGTTTTGAAATAGGAACTTGATGAGCAATCAGAATATCATCACGGTTTTGTTTACGATACTCTTTAAATGAGCCATCTTGGATACCGTTTTCAATTGGCTCCATCTTAAACTCAACCTTATTTCCCTCTGTATCTCCAGGAAGCGGGATATAAAGAGTTCTATGTGACTGAGCCTTAAGTCCAGTTTGTAAGAATCTAAACATTTTATCTTCAGCATCACCTGAAAGTTTTGCACCCTTTAAGGTTACAACATATCTTGGAACAGCCTTGTTCTCAAAATAGTCAATATTATATTGAGACGCAAGTTGATCTCCAATGAGAGATGGCATTGCTGCAATGATATCTGGAATACCATAGAACGTGTTTAACGGTGAGTATTCTTTTAAATGAATAATCTCGTTAGGGCGTGGATCTGTACCCATAGGGTTTACATTCTTTGCCCCAAAGTTTCTAAAGTAAACAACTTTTTGACCAATAATCTGAACAAAACCATCACGCAAACGTCGTATACGAACGGTCGTTGCTGGAATGTGTCCAACATATCCAATTTCTCCAGCGGTTGTTCTACCTATTTCAATAAATCCATTACCTGTTGCTTGAAGGTCTGTGTAAACCTTTTCCATTGTTTTTGTAAAACTATCATCATCATTTAAATTTTCTAGCCAATCACGTAGTTGAATCTTGGCTCTTTCAATACGATTACGAGCACGGTCTACCGCACTTGCATCTTCATTCATTTCAAACCTTAACAGCGTTCTATCTGAAATATCAAAGCGATATCCCAAACCTACAACGTTTTCTACCTTAGCATCAATAGCAGCATGATTAGCAAATGATGTGTCATAGAAGTTGGCTAACTCATACATGTTATATGGAGGAGTGATTACGTCAAATAGTCCGTAGCCATTCCTATATACCGTGCCAGGATTGATTTGTTTTGATCCAGCATTCACTCCAGATGGTGTTGCGTTTGCTGCATCTAAGTAAGCAGCGTTAAATTCTGGAGCAGCATACTTTGTTAAATTGCGTGTTGTTCTACGACGAAAGTTTTGATCAAGTCCAACGTAATCTTTTAAAACATCCCAACTTTTATTAAAGGGATCGTGTGATTTAAAAATATTGTCTTCTTTTTCTTCTGTATTAAGACTTGCACGGATATACTGTTCTTCACTCATCCATTGCCCCTCTTCCATGCTTTTCTAATGTTTGTTGTGCTGCATGCCAAGCACCTAAATCATTCATTGAAGGAATTAATCCTTCTTTTAATCTTGCTTTTTGCTCGGAATATTCTTCTTCACTAACCTGAGTTAGCCCTGGAACAAATACAGCCTTACCAAGTCCATCATCTCCGTGATGCATTGCAACTTTTTTTAATTCTGCAATTTTTGAAAGATCCCCACGGTCGGACGGTATATTTAAAACTGAGCCTTCTTCGTCTGTAAACCATTTACCAGTAGATGTCTTATATACGTAAAGACCCCAGTCATAATGCTTATCTATTACCTGACGACGTACATTTTTAACATAAGGTTTACCAGTTTTTGGGTTAATTAAAGATTCCATAACCATAAGTATATCAGACTATACAGGTGTGGAGACGTTCGTTGACCATTCAGTATCTGCATATACATTTAATTTTTCAGGTTGATAAACTAGGCCTTCTCCGTCATCAACGATTATCTTATTTGTGCCTATATATGTTTTATAAATATCTGATGGATTAATACCATAGAACTCTGATGATCCTATTACTAACATACCGTCCCAAGTAAAGTTATTAAACCAGAACTGCCAATCGTTTGTTGTTATACCGTCTGTTAATACCTGGAACCAAGGCCTAAACCTTCTGCTTTCAACCTCTTGTAGGCTGTTTGCCTGATAATATGCAATGTTGTTAAATAATATTGGCCCTGTCAAATTTATGCTTCCAAGATATGAGTTATATACAAGAGAGGTTAAAAATGCTACACCTATAGATGACCACTCTTTAAGAGATAGGACTGGCTCTCTTACTAGGCTACCATTTAAATAAAATCCAACACCATTATAAGGTATACCGTTTTGATTTAAAACAAATATTCTACCTCTATCCAAGTCAGTGCTATTTGCCTGTAAGTAAAACTTTAGAGTTCCACTCTTATGGTTAATTTCAAAAATCTCTGTTGCTGTTGCTGGAAACGCATCTTGATCATATCTTAGCCACAATTGCATAGCGCTTACTTTATAGTTAGTCGCTAGTTCCTTGTTAATTGGAAGATTTAACCCACGATTTTCTAGAATATTTATTTCGCCACGTACTTCAATTCCAGATGTTTTTGTCAGGTATAGGTAAGGAGTGCTTTCTTTATATATACTAAATGGATTCTTAGACTTGTAGTCAAAATAAATACCATTCTTTTTATATGGAAATAGGTCTACTCCAAACCTTGTTCCTACTGGATTAAAGGAGTTATCATTAAATGCTTGAGAAGCCAACTGTAATTTGTTTAATAGAATTGGCTTAGTTAAAACTCCACGACTATTAAATTCAAGACTATAGACAATTGCAAGTCTATTAAAATCTACCGTCTTAATTGGATAAATTAATGTATTATTTAAAATCTCAAATCTTGTTGTTTCCCAGTTTTCGTAGTTATTTAAGTCAAGGACTTTATACTCGTCTGGCTTTTCTTCGTTAGCAAAAGATGTAGGAACGTTTGCACCATCTGCAACATACTGAAATGTTACATAACTTTTTATTTGTGCGCCATCTGTATTGTAATAAGAAGATGTCGTTCCAGATTCTTGCTGTAAAGTTGTTGTTGTTGGATATCCTAAATTAAATTGTAAAAAGTCTATCTCATAAAATTCTTCACCACTATTGTTTTTTACAAATTGAGCAAAGTAAGAAAGTGGTAGATAGTCTTGCCAATACCCCGCAACGCCTATATCTAAGAAATATTTTTCATATGCTTCTGATGGAAGAATTGTATAACTGGCTGTGTGATCAATTAATTGCTGACCCTTGTCTAATTCAATAAATCCATTTGTATCAATATAGGTTATTATTTTTGTAGAATTTAAGGTTGTTCCTAGCCCAATAGAATAAAGTCTTCCTGTAAGGTATAGTCCCCAGAATCATCTCCACAGACATACATTTTTAATGAACCTTGATTTCCAAAAAACGAACTTACGTTACTGCCAAATTTTTCTGATAATGTTTTTATATTAAATCCAACTGCAAAAAGGCTGTTAGCGGTTATTGCCGTAGAGGTAAATAGCAATTGCGTAGTTCCGTTATAGGTTAAGGAATATTTAATTAAATTTCCGTCTTTAAGAATTGTAAAATAGTTATTGTTTGATGGATTGTATATTTTAAATAATATCTCATCTGATGCTAGGTTATGAGAACTAAAGACACCATAGCAACTTTCAACTTCGCTTGACAATAAGTTAAACCTTGAAAAATTAATGTATGATTCAATAGAGTTCCATGTATTGTTGGGCCTAAAAGATAAAAACCTATCGGTAATAACGGGGCCAGACTCGTTGTCTTGTACATTTTTGTTATCATCATATAAGTCTTGCAATGTTTTTGTTCCTAAAAATATTTCTGGCAAGGCATACTCTGGTGTTCTTAGACTTGTTTGACTAGTTGATAGGTTATCAAAACTTCCTTGATCCCAGCCAGCAAAATCTGGATAATTATAATTAGAAGTATAATCTGCAAATGGATAATCTATAAAAGCAGTTGTTCCTCCATATGATGAGTTTATTCCTTCCGCAGAAACAACTCCTTGGCCGTAGACCCATCTGCGCTTTGCAACTGTAACTGGAACTTGATAAGAATATATGGCAACACAATCAATTTCAAAAGGATAAACATTATTGCTTGCATAGAATCCTACCCAATCTTGACTGTCTCCGCTGTTATCAAGTTCTGCTGGAAGAGTTAGGTTTGCGGTATCTAAAGATAATGACAAAACCTCTTCGCCATTAACTAATAAAGATGCAGAATTTCTAATTAAACGAATGTGAATAAGCATTGGCCTAAACCATTCACCAACGAAATGTGAAGCAAACTGATCACCAATAACTAGTGTTAAGAATCCATCTTCAACATACAATCCATCTTCTGATGCTATTGGTCCAAAAATTTTAAATGGTGTAGATGTGTTTACTGCTATTCTTGCCCAGAATTCAATCGTGTAGTCGTTGTACTGTCCTTTTTTATTTAAAAATCCTTTACCTGGAATTATTAAAGATGCGTCAGTATTTGGTTCTATTCTTGTTACTCCGCTTGCGCCATAAACTAATGGAATACCTGCATTCTTACATTTTAAACCACCCTCAGTAATATAATATCCAGAATCTTCTGCAACTCCATATGCTTGTGCTTCTACTGCATCATAACCACCGTAAATGCTTATACTTGTCGGAACTGTTGTTTCGGTTATTCCATTTAAAGAATAAGTATTGAATTCTTCATTCCACTGACCCAAGGTAATACCATTTATATAAAATTCGTTATCTGCTGATGTTGTTGACCCCTCAAAAACTTTAATTTTAATTACAAGTCTTAGTTGTGCAGAAACATTTGGAATTTCAAAAGTTTCAGAAATAAATCCCCATTTTTGATAAAGTGTGCTAGTAAAGGTTTTTAAATTTTGGATTATAGTTGATGTGGCTGGATCTGTGTATTCATATCCTATTGATACCGTTTGTAAAAATAAACTATTTGAATAAAAATATGAGCCAACGGTAAATGTTCCAAGGTCTGCGAGAGTGTTAAGATTAAGTATGTTAGGACTGATAATTGATGCTTCAATTGTTTCTGATACTGGAACACTAACCCTAATCCTGTTTAAATGACTATCTGGAAATGGCTCTGCTAGATCTTCAAAAGATGTTGCAAGAGCAGCACTTGTTGGTGTCCACAAAGTTGCAAGATTGCGTCGTGCTTCAGAAATTAAACTCTTATAGTCAACCGTATCGTCTAATGCCCACAAAACAAGCGGATGCTCTGAATATACTTTTTCTGCATATAAATTTGATGGATTAGACATTTTTCTCCTATACCCTTATTATAGCAGGGGAAGGGTTGAAATATATGAACCTATCAATGTCCCGTTAAAGAACGCCAGATATCAACATAAATTTTACTGGCTACATAAAGTGCAGCAAGATTTAATAATAACTGATAAACGTAGATTGAAGCATTAGGTTTATTTTTAAGCGGTAACTTTTTTACTTCTTCTAAATTCCTGTATGCTGTTTTCATATAATTTAATAAAGTTTAATCTCACAGGCATCTGTGCTGCAATAAGCCTCACCTTGTGCTTCTAGATTTTCTACGCCATCGTAAATTGCAGACCAATCAATTTTTGCGATCTTGCCAACATAAGAGTTATACTCTTCTCTTGTAATATTGCTATATGGTTGCTGGGGGAATGTTTGGTTACCCATTGGTAAAAATGAAACAGCCTTTAACTCACCCTCGTAAAGATGAAGTGCTGGAGCAATATGTTTTTTCTCTGTTTCTTTGTCAAAGGACAGTGTTACAGATACTCCATTATCAGACCAATACTTTTGAGCGGTAGCAGCCAAACCAATCTTTTCAAAAAGACTTACATCCTTTTCAGAACGGGGATGTCCAGACGCTACTGGAAAATATACTACTGAAGTGTTGGCAGATACTAAGTCTGCTTCAACTTTATACCCTGCTGCTTTAAATAAATGAAGCATTGGATCTGTATTTCCAAACCTTATAGCACGTAGATAAAATGCTCCTCCTGGACCCCAATGAACTCCTGGTGTTGCACCAGATAGTAGTGACACAGAGCCTGAAGGTTTGACGGTAGTTACACGAATTGATTCACGTACACATAGCCATTCTGAGTATTTTTTGTCATACCCGCGAATTTTATTATATCCAGAATCCATCCAGTCACGAAGTGCTGGCATTCCCTTTGTATCAGCAAAAGATGCAATACCAGTTAAGGATGTTCCAATGCGACGATTACGTTGCATAATTCCATTTGTGGTTTGCCAATGTGTTGGCATAAGAGTAACAGTCTTACCATACAAATACGCAAACTTTAATGTACGAAGAAAATCTTCTCTATCATCATGACGATTTAGGTGAACTTCTACTAGCGTACATAGTTCATAAGATTCTAGTGGTTGCTCTGCACAGGGATTAAAACCCATTACGCGATAATCTTTACCATCTGGAGCATCTGCAAGACGACCATAGTTACGAGCAACATCTAACCAAATAAATCCTGGCTCTCCGTTATCTGCAATTAAATCAACATAATCTTCATAGTTTGTTCCAACCTCTGCAGCAATAGAGTTGTTAGACATCCAAGCCCATCCTGGACTTTTTGGATCATATGAATTACGTTCTGGAAAAACCTCTGCATTTTTTAAATTACTAAAGTCTTTATCTTCAGGATTACCTAAAGCGAGGGTAGCAGAACGACGAACATTACCAGAAACAACACAGGTACCAATAAGATTTACAATATCTACTATTGCACGAGAATCAAACTTGTCTCCTGCTCTAGATCCTACAACCTTTGTAATACGGTTATGTAAATCTATTAATGGTGCTGGTCCACTGGCTACCCCGCCAAAACCCTTGATAGGTGCCCCTAGCGGTCTAATAAGGTCATATGTAAATTGTTGTATGGGTTGGTTTGGGCGAAGGTATGAATTTATTAATAATCTTACAGATTCAACCCAGCCTTCTCTAGTATCAGGAATCTCATATATTGCTGGTGGCTCGGTTGGGGCGTAGATTACCATCTCTTTTTCTTGCCCAAGAGTGTCAAACCCTACACCTATACCTAACATTAATGCGTCCATTACCCAACAAAATAAGGCTCCTGGATCATTGCGATCAAGATCACGAGTAGAGACCATTGCACAGTTTTGCAGGGAAGCAGAGTTACGCTTATCCATAGTCATGGGAGTTCCGAATGCCCATAGGCCACGTCCTGGTGGTGTCCACTTTAATTCAAACATTCTTTGGAAGGCTTCTTGAGCAGACTTTTGAGCCTTATTATCATTCCAGGGTAAACGATTTTCTTTGGCATGGTTTTTTTGAACTGAGTACATACCCTCAATTACACGCTTACAGACTTCATACCATCTTTCTTTTGTACCGTCTTCTTTCATACGTGAATAGGTACGTATAAATGTTACTTCACCAAGAGAGTTTGATCCAGCATCTGAGAACCCAAATGGTGCTGGTGTGTCTTTGTATTTTGCTACGAAGTCTTCTAGTAAACGAAAAGAAAAGGTATCTGACATAAAATTTCCAACTTTCTAATAAAAATATGATAAGTACTTTAAGAATTATAAAGTAGTGTTAAGTATATCATAGGTTTAAAAAGAAAAACACGCCTGATTAAGACGTGTAAATCTTTACTTTAGAGTTAGTGCTTTGTTTTTTGTTAAGTACTATGCACCAATTAGCATGAATTCGCTAAATGCTGCTCCGCCTCCACCTGCGGTTGCCCAAGACAATGTTCCAGAACCATCTGTTTTCAAAACTTGGTTAGCAGTTCCATCTGCTGAAGGAAGTGTCCAAATCTTATTTGAAGTAACTGTTCCTGGTGACTTAAAACCAACATAATGGCTTGAGTCTGTATCTGCTAATCTAAGTTCTGCTGTAGCATTAAGAGTAAATGCTGTTGTTGCTACTGCACTTGATAATGTCTTATTTGTCATTGTAGATGTACTTGTTAAAGATACTAAATCATGGTCTGTAACAGCAGTATTGAATTCAGCAAATGTTCCAGTAATAGTATTTGTTGTCATGTTAATAGACTTATTTGTGAGTGTGTCTGTTGTTGCACGTCCTACTAATGTATCTGTTGCATCTGGCAGAGTTAGTGTGCGGTCTGCCGTTGGATCCACGAGAGTAAGAGTTGTTTCAAAGTTATCTGCTGTAGCACCCTCAAAAACAAAAGCATTTTTAATAGCAATTGTGGTTGAATCAATGGTTGTGGTAGTTCCTTGAACTGTTAGGTCGCCAGTAAGTGTTAAAGATGTACCGCTTGCAACACCAATGTTTGGCGTTACTAATGTTGGCGATGTTGCAAACACCAAAGCACCAGAACCTGTTTCGCCAGTAACTGCTGCTGCTAAGTTTGAAGAAGAAGGTGTTGCCAAGAAAGTTGCAACTCCTGTTCCAAGCCCATCTACGCCAGTTGATATTGGTAGTCCTGTTGCATTTGTAAGAACACCAGAGGCAGGGGTGCCAAGTGCAGGTGTAGTCATTGTTGGTGATGTTAAAGTTTTATTTGTCAGGGTTTCTGTTCCAGCAAGTGTGGCAAAGTCTGCATCAGTAACTGCTGTATTGAATTGTGCAATTGTTCCTGATACTGTGTTTGAACCTAAAGCAACTGTCTTATTTGTTAATGTTTCTGAACCTGCAAGAGAGGCTACATCAGCATCACTAACTGCAGTATTTAACTGAGCAAGAGTTGAAGTAACTGTGTTTGAGCCAAGAGAAATTGATTTGTTTGTAAGTGTCTGTGTATTTGTTGTTCCAACTACCGCACCTGTTGCACCATGCGCTTCTGTAAGATTTCCATGTGTTGTAACATCTGAAGTAAGTGCTAATGTTCCAGTTGCATCTGGCAGGGTTAGTGTACGATCTGCAGTAGGATCTGTTACTGTAAGTGTGGTTTCATAAGAATCGTTTGTTGCACCTTCAAAAACAAAAGCATTTTTAACAGCAATTGTAGTTGAATCAATAGTAGTAGTAGTTCCTTGAACTGTTAAGTCGCCAGTAAGCGTTAGTGATGTACCAGATGCTACTCCAATATTTGGTGTAGTTAATGTTGGGCTTGTTAAAGTTTTATTTGTAAGAGTTTCTGTTCCAGCAAGTGTGGCTACATCGGCATCGCTAATTGCAGTATTTAATTGAGCAAGAGTTGATGTAACTGTGTTTGAGCCAAGGGAAATTGATTTATTTGTAAGAGTATCTGTTGAGTCTCTTAAAACAACTGTTCCTGTTGCATCTTGAAATGTAATAGTCCGATCAGCAGTTGGATCTGTTACCTGAAGGACTGTTTCGTAAGAATCTGCGGTAGCGCCTTCAAAAGTAATACTTGAACCAAAAGCAGGGTTTACTGTGGAATTAATATCAGCAAAATAGTCTATGTCAGCCCAGTGATTTGTGCCATCACCAATTTTAAATTTATTTGTGTCTGATTCCCATCCCATTTCACCAGCATTTAATACTGGGTTTGCAGAAGTCCACTGTGAAGCGGTTCCTCTGCGCTGTTGCATTCTGGTTGCCATTTACGACTCCTTATACTTAGTTATATTATAACAGATAATTAGTTAAAGTTATCTGTTGCTACTCCGCCATCATATGTTGCTTCAAAACTTGCAGTGTTATAAGATCCTGCACTTACAAGAACTCCTGGTTCGTTGTATGCTCCACCACTAATAAAAGTACTAACAATTAAGCCAGTACCGTCAATAGCAGTATCGTGAATGTGGTCTTGTAATGTTTCTGCATCTTCAAGTGTCGCAATTGCAACCCATTGAGAATTATAGTAAACGTGTACACGCTCTGTTAATGTATCAAACCATAAATTTCCATTTGCTGGAGTTTCTGGCTGTGTTGTTCCAATAGTTGGAGAACCAACTGCAGTATCTACATAAAGTTTTGTTGCTGCATGTGCATTTTCAGTAGGAGTGGCAACTGTGACTGTTGATCCAAAAGTACCGCCAAGGGCTACATTTAACCCGTGCTTTACCTTAAAGTCTTTATTGACTGTTGCGGATGCGGTCACAGTTGACTCCTATTCTAATTATGCTTCAATATAAACTTTGTGTACTTTAACATTGGTATCTGCTGCTGCACCAGTTACCTGAAGAAGAACGTTTCCACCACTGTAAACAGCGTTAGTTGTTCCTAGTTCAGCGTTGCTGATTACATCTGCATACTCTGTTAAGTAAACGTTGTTTGATCCATCAACTGTAACAAGTAATTCAATTACTTCAATATCAGTACCCTTTTTCATCTGAACAATATACTTTGCAGATGAATAAGTGCTTGCTGACCATGTGTCAATTGTTGTTGCTGAAGTTGAAGCGGTAGCAAGAGCAGAACCAACAAGAGCATCTGGAAGAGCAATGCTTGTCGCTGCTGCTGCACCAAGAGTTGGTGTAACAAAAGTTGGACTGTTAGTAAATGCTACTGTTGAAGATCCTGATTCATCAGTTAATGCTGATGCAAGGTTTGCAGAAGATGGAGTTGCAAGAAATGTTGCTACGCCAGTTCCAAGACCAGATACACCAGTTGAAATAGGTAGTCCAGTTAC